TTCCATTCCTGATAAACTCCCATCCCTCTCAGCCTCACCCATCCCAGAACGCCAATGCCCCTGATTACCGCGACAACCCCCGCCCCGCTCTCCCGCCGCTTCTCCGTCGCCCCCATGATGGATTGGATGTAGCCATTCATTGCAGCCCCGGCCCGCCTAGCCCGTCCCGTTTTATTTCCTCTCCTTGTAGCAATTTTTAAGCAGGCTGTATGACAGGCCTGTCACGGGCATTACCGGTTCTTGGTTTGTCGTCCTGGGTAGTCGACCCTTGCTTGGAAAAAGGCGGCAGTAAGCCACTCGCTCAACATTCAACTGCTACGCTGAATTCTTCACGGAGGATTCTCGATGCCACACTCTGACCTGCTCCCTTCCCTGTTGTTTAAGATCAATGAAAACCAACTCGCCCTGGAAGCCGCCATCCTGGAGCTCACGAATTGGGTCGAGCAGCGGGGAGCCGCGGATGTCGCCGACAACGTGCGCGGCGCCTTGGGAGCGATCGACCGCAACGAGGAATTCATCAAAATGACACTCGCCGTGATGATGACGCCGGAGTGAAAACAAACGGCCAGTTATCGGCAAAAGAAGCCCAGAACTTGGTTACCTTAACCTGTCAACAAAAATGGACTTGATTGCCGGAGGTGCTTTTATTTCCCGCTGCAAAGCTTGGCGGACCTGTTGAATCTCTCAATCGATCCAAGATCAGGAATCGCTGGCACTACCTTTTAACCTTTTAGCCAGCGTTTCTCGCTTTGTGAATTTTTCAACCATATGAAAAATGAGAGTTTCAATATCCACTGGTGTTCCAGAAGGACCAACCTCAGCATCTCGAAGCCATTCTTCAACATCGTCTATCAAGACTGGACCATATTTAGTTGTCGAAATCTATTGCGTCCTTTACACCCGTGAGCAACCCCCTAGTTTGGCCCGCCGAATATTCGATTTTCCGAACCAATTCAATTTCTTGCTTATGTTGCTCGGCAGTACTACGAGATTGATCAATGTATTTTATGACTGTATTTTCAAGCCTCTTAACTCCAAGTACTTTTTCGGTCCTAAACTTTTCCTTCCAATCGCCCTCCGCAAGCGCTATCCGTCCACAGCCACAGCCAGAAGCAGACGCTCGGTTAGGTCCGCGTTCGGCCATAATCGATCAGTTAACATTCATGGAGCGGCGTATTGACCAGTAGCTAAAGGAGATTCGTGCAAGTCGCTCATTCCATTCGCTGGACTTGAAGAAGCTGCTCCCTTAGCGTAACCATTAGGCCCTATTCGATCACAGGCAACCGAAAATGACTGAACACTCGCTGCACTCTTCATACCGTGAAAAGTTAATCGAGCATTTGCTCATTGGTGAATTACTGAAATTCTCATGGAAAACCAAAGATTTCAGTCTTGAAATATCTAAACCTGAGGTTGACAGATCTGGCTACGATATCATTGCCGAAGCAAATGGCATTATTAGACACATTCAACTCAAAGCCACATTCATTGGATCGACTACGGCCACACATAAAATCCATATTTCGCTGGCAAAGAAACCGTCCGGCTGCGTAGTTTTAGTTTATTTCAATAATGAAACACTTGAGCTTGGCCCATATTATTATTTTGGCGCTGGCCCAGGCCAGCCACTAGCCAGTCTAGAAAATCTAAAAACCGCCAAACACACAAAAGGTGATGCTACCGGCTTAAAACTAGAAAGGCCAAATATCCGCATATTGAATAAAGGCAGCTTCGTTGAGTTGAAAACCATACATGAGTTATACCATCAACTATTTATAAACGCCTAACAATGGTTAAATCTGTTAACTTCGCTCTCTTAGGAGGGAGAAGCCAGCTCCTTACCCAGGTCTTGTGGAACGCGAATTGCTACATTCAACTGTGAATTCAATCTATCGACCAAAGCCCACCCTAATCCATTGGTGAAAGTACAAGCCTATCTGTCCAGCGAGCAAATCCAAGAAAATTTAGCAAATTCGGGGGGTTTAGAATCCTCAAGACAATCCGTTGCATAGCCAGCCATCAAAAGATATCATTACGCCATCAGTCAGTCTTTATCGGCTGCCAAAAACTGAGAATTCAAAGTCTCGGAATACCTAAACACCGAATTAAAGATCATCGCATGGAAAATTTGAATGTGCCACCAGCATCGTCTAATCTTCTCAAAACCGTATGTAATTTATTAGAAGACGGGACTTTATCTCACTCCTCACTAGACGACATACTCAATAAGCAGCTAAGTGCAGAAGGCGTCAAACGTGCAGACTCCTTTGTTTTTGAGCTGTTATTCAAACGAAGACTAAAAGCTCTAGAAAAAGACACCACTGACCTGGTAATTTCCTTCAACTGGATCGTTGGTTTCGACAATAAAGACACACCATGCTATTGGTTTAAACTGCAAGACGACGACGCCGACTGGAACTGCGCTGACGAAATGCTCGTTAAACACTTACTCAACACAGCCAATCATACAAACAAGGTCCACAAAGCAAAATATTGCCATCCAAGCAATATATTCCTTATTAGCGAACTCACCTTGAATGGCTGGACGAATTGGCAAAGCGCTCAAAATTGCCTCAGCATGCTCCCCAACAAAAAAGCAAAAACAACTATACGCAACACAAACAAAACCAACAGCCAGACTGATAAAAATCACTACAACATCGCTGTTGACTGGCTAACAAAAAAAACCAAACAGGAAAACTACTTCAAAGAGGAAATTATAAAAATATCTTTACAGCGCAGATTCATCAACTGCCTATTATCGCCTATCCTTGGTGGCGACCCGGCAGACTTAGATGCGATAACGCTCTCAAACAACACCAACATAAAATACCTTGAAATAAAACGAAAATACCCCGCTTATAAATTTAAACATTTCGGAATTGATGAAACGCCACACATCAAAATAATGAATTATCTAGCAAAACATCAAGTTGGCATGAGCCATATAATTTTAGTCCCGCCGTGTTGGGAAAAGGAATCCTCTCCAATAAGAACACTAAACAACGGACTATTCAAAAAGCACTGGACCTGGCTAGGCGCCAACCTAGACAATAACGCCATAACAAATTTAAAAATGCACACTTACGGCTCTAATAGCGGACAGAGAGACATGGATAGGGACCAGTATGCCATTGACTGGAAGGTAATATTCAACCTAAATAATGGACTACCACTTGATAAGCAAGCAGAACAAAGAATTGCTTGCTTCCTCAAAGGTGCATTACCAATACCCTATGCACAGGCAAACTTTAGCGAGCTGAAAAGTCGGTATATTTTAAGCTACAAACATGAATTCTCATATTAGGTGTGAATTCTGAAGACTTGATAACGCGGCTGAATCGCCAATAGCTTTTTGCCCCCATGGCAGGCAGATCCGCCCCAAGCTTTAAGCCTTCTAATCTTCCTCCCATCAATAGCCCGGACGGGCTATTGAGTAGCTTTGATTCGAGCTACAAAACCATCCACATCTAACAACCAACCAGCCTGATCAGCTGTATAAGTAGAGTGGATACCAGCGGGAACAACTAACTGCAAACCATGCGACTGCATTTCTGCCGTTTGCCGCTCACTGATAGCGGCTTCTAGTGTAACAAGATGCTTTATTGAAACCTTATCAGCTTCGCTAAGGACTTGCCGCCAACGATCTTTACAGGTCGTTTTTGCTCCGAGCATATGAATATTTTCCGGAGGAAACTTTGGGTCTCTATAAGACTCAAACCCCGGAAAAATAAAATCAGGTTTGGAGTTGTTTTCCGTAGTAAACCCCCTGCCCCGCCCCTGCTCAAAACGCAAGCCGTGAAGTTTAAATACTTCGCTCAGATAACCTTCAAAAGCATGACCTACTCGAGACTTACGGCGATTCTGGACACTCAATGAGAAACTAATAAACCCATCTACATCATCTCCGTCTTTTCCAAAACCCTCACGAAGTCGATGCTGAACCAAATGCCGCTCATAAATCCTGAACAGCTTTTCCTCATGATCCATCCAGTCCAGGATCGCTTGATCGGGGCTAACTAAAGGATCGACCGTTTGTTCGATTGACTCACGGGCATATTTAGAAAATGCAAAAGTAGTTGGAAATTCATTACCACCAAAAAGAGATACAAGGCGCTCGAGCCAAATATTATCACCAGTTTCAGCGCGACCTGTCTCTATCCCCAAATCTTCCAGCATGAGACGCAATGGAAGATGCAGCCGAACTGCCTCGACAGAGCCAGCCTTAAACCGGTCATCGACATGATTTATCCCGAAGAGTACGCGCAATTGGCTTTCTATCGTACTGCCAGCAGGTGTAAAAACCATCAATAGAGATTCGTCGCGCATTTTTGCAACGAGAAGAAAATCTCCCTCGCCGAGCAATTCAGTGACGGCGTTAGTTGAGTAGTAAAGCCTGTATTCAGGACTACGATGCAGTTTCTTTCGACGGCAGTCGTACCATGTAACATCTCCGTCTACCGTTTCTGGAGCAACAGACTCGTCGGTGATGTATATCTGCTTAGTCTTAAATCGATACTCTTGGTCCTTCCCTGGCGTTCCTAAATACTGCTTAAAACCAGCTGCTGGTAGTCCGCCTATTTCATGCTGGTTCGAGCGACCGGGGTCAGCATCAACAGCACTCAAATATTTTGCTGCTACACCTTCGAAATAGTCACTAATGCGGTCTGTGAACATTCTGGTTCCAAACGTCTTCGTCTATTTGAGAACATTCAGAGCCTTTTATCAGCCAAGAGACGATATGGTCAATCAGCAATGGGGATTTTTTTTTCATGGAACGCACTGCGCACTCCCAAATGACGAGCACCCTCCAGCCCAACGCACATAAAGCAGCTACCTGAAGCTCATCCCGAGCCTGATTTTTCCCGATTTTTTCCAGCCAGAATTCGGGGCGTGTTTGTGGCACTTTGAAATATCGGCAATTGTGGCCGTGCCAAAAGCAACCGTGGATGAAGACCGCTGCTTTGTACTTTGGCAGGACCAGATCTGGCTTACCGGGTAGGTGTTTCACATGTATTCGAAAGCGAAAGCCCCGCGCATGCAGGGCCTTACGGATCAGCATTTCAGGCGACGTATTTTTGCCCTGAATTCCGGACATCATACGAGAGCGCGTTGCTGCATCAACCACGTCAGTCAACGAGTACTCCATTTCGGAGCGCTGCTCGCTCCGATTTCAGAACAGGAAACTTTTGTACCTCACGCAGGCAGTATTAATTCCCGCTGAGGCTGATCATTGGCAGCTTTTTTTTTGGCCTCCAAAATTCTATCCTTCATCAGTCGAGCCACGGCCTCGAACACAGGGACCGCAACCGAGTTCCCGAATTGGCGATAAGCTTGGGTATCGGAGACCGGGATAATGAATTTGCTTTCACCTGGCTTGTCGAACCCCATCAGACGGGAACACTCGTGAGGAGTAAGTCTTCGAGGACGATTGAGCTGATTCTGTTCACTATTGAAATCCAAATGATCCTTATAACCCCGATCAACCAGAATTTCCGAACCGTCCTTGTGGTACCTCGCTGAAAGGGTACGTGCGATGTCATTCGGACGCGTCAATCCAAAACCAAAACCATTGCCCTTCTGACGATGCTTCTCTGCATACTTGTATAGGTAGTCCCAGAGCTTTGGCGTAAGTATGTATTTACTGTCAATGTCCTTTTCCTTATCCAGCAGATCACCAAAGGTTGGGCGATCTTTCGGTATCAGCTTGTCTATGTCACGCAAGGTGAAGCCACCATGAACATTCAAATCCCGACGAAAACCGACCAGGACGATACGTTCGCGATGCTGTGGAACGAAGTGCTTTGCATCGATTACTTTCGGATCTGAGCCCTTTGGCGCGTTAACGTCTGCGACCTCATAACCAAGCTCGTCCAAGGCTTCGCAGATGATGCGAAAGGTGTTGCCCTTGTCATGGCTTTTCAGATTCTTGACGTTCTCCAAAAGAAACGCGGATGGGCGCTTGGCTGCAATAATCCGAGCCACGTCAAAAAACAACGTGCCCTGAGTTTCACACTCAAAGCCATGTTTTCGACCTAAGGAGTTCTTTTTTGACACACCAGCCAAAGAAAACGGCTGACAGGGGAAGCCAGCGAGGAGGACGTCATGATCCGGAATCTCGCGGCGAATATTCTGGTACGCCTCGTCCTCACTTACGTCGGGTCTGTCTGACAACGTAACGGTACGAATGTCCTGATTAAACCGGTGACGCGCCGGATCGCAATAGTGGTTCGCCTTGTATGTGCGAACCGCGTATTCATTCCACTCAGATGTAAACACGCACTCGCCACCGATGGCCTCAAATCCCTTCCGAATTCCACCAATCCCTGCAAACAGGTCAATAAAGGTGAAAGAAGTGTCATGAGTCGGTGGCGAAGGCAAAAGAGATTTCAGGTGTTCGAATTCTTTATAGAGCAAGCGGGGCTTTGCCTTTCCTTTGACCCAACGATTCACTTTCTCACGGCAATGCTCGGAGCCCACCTCATTAAGTTTCGCAGCAAGCTGTCCTTGATCATAGATTTCAAGCAGTTTGTGAATCAGTGCACGATCATCTGCATCTGGCTCGGTCAAAGTGGTTGATTGCCCCAATTGAGTAGGTTCAGGAGTTGCGGCTTCAAAAAGATTCATGGGACCTGCTTTCCTCTGGGTCAAATCTGTGACGAATTGTCACCACTTTATCCCAGTATTCGCCCTTCGTCCAGGGGCCAGGCACATAATACTGTTTTTACATACAGCAATATAATTTAGGGCAATCTGACAATTCAGGAATCGTTGTGACTACCGAAATTTTGTGCAGGACCGGACGGCAAGTAATCTCCATGCCCCAGCATCCGGGATATCGGATGAGTATTAGCTGCGAGGCCGGGACAATCTATCGAAGGCCACCTCACATGCCTCCCCTGCTACTCGGGCAGCATCGTAAGCCTTTGCCAGCTCTCCCGCTCGAGCATCAGCCCTTTGGAACAGGTGGGAGAGCACCATCGCGGCGCGGGTGGCTGTCTGGCTTCGTCGGGCAGCATCGGTATCTGCGGCGCACCCACCAGTTCCGGCAACCAGTTTGGCGGCTGCAACGTGCAGCCGCTCACCAGCAGCATCGGCGCCAGTAGCATCAATCGCCGCCACATTTGTTTTTTCTCGCGCATCACTTCCCACCTGGTTCATTGCTTTTTGCCAACGTTGTTCTTCTGTTCGCGCTGATCTTTCTGCGGCCGCCCGGGCCTTGGCCTGGAACTCGCCCTGCTCTGCCCACCGCGCCTGCCACTCTGCCTCAGCCTTGGTGCTACCGTGTTTATAGGCACCATATCCCAGCGTGATACCGAACATCGCCAAGACCAAAAACCGTAAGGCAAGTCCATTCATGGCAGCACCTTCAATGCGCGCTCATAGAGTGCTTCGCGGTCGGCCTGTCCGTTGGTAGCGCCATTGATACGCTTGGTGATCCGCAGAAAATCTCCCTGATCGGCCAGAGTATTCAAGCCCGCCCGCTGCCAGAACCAGCCCGCCGACAGACAGGCATAAACTGGATGCTCGAGCAGTTCCGGCGTGTTCAGCAGGCGACTATCGCCAAACAAAACTTCGCTGCAGGCCTCGTAATTGTCACGACCAGTAATCTGAATCAGCCCCCTGCCCCGATATTTCTGGCCATCACCGTCAACCTCTGGGGTATTTCCGAGCGCCTTGGCCAGTTTGCCGGTGTCGTACTTCGCCAGGTAGCTGTCGCCGCCCAACTCACGCACGTAGCGCAGCTGCCCGGATTCGTGACCAATTTGAGCGATAAAGGCCGCGATCCGTAACCGGGTGATGATGCTGTACTTGCCCATCGCCGCATTGAGTGCAGGAACAAAAACGCCAGCTTTAGCGCCGGCGTTGGGGAGGATCTGCAGCAGTTGTTGCATTGAGATAATCATGCGGTGGTATTCCTGTTGGGGCCGCCTATGCGGCGGACTGGGGAGAAACCTGAATGACTTTGATGGCTTGGACAGTTTTTTTCTTCCTGCCGGCTTTGGTTTTTCCATGTTTACCGCCATTGCACTCCACGGTGGTCGACCATCCGGACTGGGTGTAAACCTGCTCGACCGAGTCGGCCAAGTACTCACCATCGAGACCGTCCTTGAAGCCCAAGGCATTGATCGGCCGCTCAGCGAAGATGTCCGTGCGCCCGGGCATCTCCAAACGCACACCGGCGCCGGAGCGATTGAACGCTGCCAGCCGCGCCTTGGCTGCAGCCTCGGCGGCGGTTTTGTTGGGGTAGATATGGCGGTCGGTATGCACCGCCGGCAAACCATCGGGCACGTCGTCGTTGTCCAGGGAAACAACCACCAGCTTCCCGTTTTTCTTGTCCTGATGTTTGGTCGCCACGGCCTTGTGCGCATTGCGATCGCCCATACGAAACTGCCAGCGACTGACATCGCTACGCGTCAGGGTGATGGCGCCGAAGGCATTGCCGCTCGCGCTCTGCCCCCCTTGGCGCGGCATCACCAACAGCTTGCCATCGGCCACCTTGGCGGTGCAGTCGTACTGCTTGGCCAGCCGGGTGAGGAAATTGAAATCGGACTCGTTGAGCTGATCCGCCCGGACTACCTTGGTCGCCACCGGACACCCCGGCTGCCAGCCGTTGCGAGCGGCAATGTCGGTGACGATGGTGGACAGCGGCACATTCTCCCAACTGTCACTGCGAATGGTCTTGCCGGTACCGCGCATGTCACTGGCCTTGCCCTTGATCACCAGCGTGTCCGGCGGTCCCGAGACCTCGATCTCGTCGACCACGTACCGTCCCAGGCGGGCCAGCGCCGTTTCGGCATAACCGAGATAGACCTCGATGGCACTGCCGCGTGACGGCAACGTGACCTGGCCATCGCGATCATCGATGCGCAATTCAAACTCGTCGGATTCCATCCCGGGCTTGTCCAGAGTGCGCAGCTGGATCAGCCGATCATTGATCAGCGCCGTGATATCGGCGCCATTGGCCACAATGCGAAAAATAGGGGTCATGGATTTTGCTCAAAAAAAACCCGCACAAGGCGGGTCAGAAAGTCAGGATTTGAAGCAGGAGCAGATAGAAGTGTAGTCAATCAATCCCACAGGTTGATTCCGTCTTCAGAAGGGCGCGGCAGATCCGGCAGCAGGATCACCACACCGGCGCGATAAGGTTGCGGCTCATCGGCTAGGCCCTGATTGGCATCCAGCACCGCTTCGACACTGCCTGTTAGGTGGCCATAAAAGTTATGGCAAATGGTGTCCAGCAGGTCTCCATCAGACGTTCTGCATGTCATCGCCATAGCGTACAAACTCCAGAGTGAACCCTTGTTTGCGTGGAATCCCGCCGTGCATCAGCGCGCCCTGCTCCTCCGCGATGGTCTTCAGGCACCAGGTGCCCATGACATCGCCATAACCCGTGGTCAGCGTTAAGGGATTCAGCTGAGCACCGATGCTGCGCAGGGTATCGAGCTGCTTGAGCCCGCCCTTGAAGCCTGGGTAGATCGTGCCTTTCAGGGTGATTTTCTCTTCCCCGATGCCAACCGCCTGCTGCGCCGGCCGGCGTGACAAGCGCTCTTGCGAGGCCCAGCGAAACTCGGTCGAACGCGTCAGTTCGTCGAAAGCCGCGGTGTCCAGGTTGAAGTAATACGGTTGGGCTTTGGGGTCTTGCGGCTGAATGATCATCAGGTGCGGGAACGGCTTCACCGCTTCCGGCGCCGGCGTAGCATCGGTGGCAAAAGCACTGGTGGGCACGATGCTGGCCAACGATGGACTGACCTGGCCGGCGATCTTGTTGATCGCCGCCGACGCTTTGCCCGCCTGTTCCTTCAGCGTGCCCATGCGTTCCTGTACTTCGGCAGCGGCTCGGGTGGCCCGCCCGTAGGTGGCCACCACCTGCCCAACCTTGGCCTGCGCCGCCACTACGCCACGCATCACCCGTTGCAGCTTGGCGCCGATTTCCGGCCCCACGAAGGGGATGTTTTCCAGTTCGGACGCAGCGCCGGTGATTTCGCTGATCGCCCCGTTGACCGGGCCCAGCATGCCATCCGCACTCCGACGTCCCGCCTCTCCGGCTTCAACCAGGTACTTGAGACCGGCCTGCAGCTGTTCCATGTAGGCCATGGGTTCTCCTTACAAATGGGGTTCATCGAACAAACGATTCGACGCGTTCTGTTTCGCGGCGTCGGCCATCATCCGCTGCATGTGCGGCATCAGGTCCTGGGCCAGGCGTTGCGGATCTTTCACATCCCCTTGCACCGTGACCGGCATACTCAAGGAGTACTGAAACTGCTGATCCACTTTGGTCGGTGCCGGTTTCTCTGGCGCTTTGGGTTGGATCACCGTCACCGGTTTAACCGGTGCCGGTGTGGCCAACGCACGAGCGACATCGCCCAGCGCCGGGCTGGGGGGCGCGGCGGTCGCCATCAACAACCCGCTGGGCTCGTTCGCCCCGTTGAAGGAACGCCCCATGCTGGCCAGGCTGTTAACCACCGGCCCCGGCCGAGGCGCCATCAACAACGGTGAAGCTGGCGTCGCTGACCTTTCTTCTTCGCCACCAAACCACGACTTGCCCGCCACACCACCCAATGCAGTCCCGCCCATGCTGCCCAGGTACGCACCGACCATGCCGCCAATCGCGGTACCAATGATGGGCACCACCGAACCGATGGCCGCCCCGGCAGCAGCACCGGCCATGGTGCCTCCCAACGAACCCGCTGCCGCGCCGTAGCCTTCGGCCTTTTCATCCTGTGTCTGGGCATTCTGGTAGGTATCGAAGGCCATGCTACCGGCCTCTAGCAGCGAGCCACCCGGGATCACCTTGCCCAGTTTGCCGACCTTCCCGATTGTTCCCGCCACGACTCCTACCTTGGCCAACATACCGCTGGTTCGCGGCAGTGGTACGGCTGGGCGCAGCGCTGGAACCGGCGCCCTTGGCACGGGGACCGCTGGAGGTGATCGGCCTCCCGGTCGTGGCGGCACGGCAGACCGGCGCCGCCGCGACGAACTACGGGCAGCTCCGCGGCCACGTCGCCGATTCTCGACAGGTCCACCGCCGCCTATGGTCACGGCGTTCACCACAAACACTTTCCTGACGGTGCCGTCTTCCAGGCCGGCCTGTACATCACCGTCGACAGTGGCCTCTTTGGCCAGCGACACCACCTTGAGGCCGGTTGACACCAGGTCAAATCCGCCGGCTTTCTTTCCCTCCGCTCCATCATCGCTGGCTTCAGGCGTGCCCTTGATGGCCGCCACCGCCTTCAACCCAGTCTCGAACAGGGATAAGGCCTTACCCGTTTTGCTTTTGGGTTCGCCGCTCTGGCCGGTGGCGCCACTCTCCAACGAGTTGGTGACGAAGACCTTCTGCACCTCGCCAGACTTGCCTTTACCCAATGTCCCACGCGCCAGGTTGAACAATCCTTTACCGATCTTGTATGAGCTGAACAGCGTTTGCAGCGCGAGGAAACCGCCCCCGACCGCCGCAATGCCGGTGACCACGCCGGGCGAACTGTCCGACAGCGCGCTAATACCTTTGGTGAGTTTGGTCAAACCCTCGGCCACGGAGTCCGTCACCGGCCGCAAGGCATCGCCAACGCTGCGCATGGCATCGTCCATCGATTGCGCCATTTCGGCCCACTTCTGCGCCGACGACTCACGCCGCTCGCTGAGGTTTTTGTCGAGGATGCCCGACGCTTCGCGCGAGTCGTTCTTCAGCTGGCTGTACAGCGCCTTGTTCTGCAGGTACGCCGAGAGCGCGGCCTTGACCTGCATGTCGGCGAACAGGTCGCCGGTACGCAAGGCCTCTTCCAGCGACGTCATCATCGCTTTGGCTTTTTCCGGATCCGCCTCCTGGCTGATTTTCGAAGTGGCTTCGGCCATCAATGCCGCCCGCTTCGGGTCGGTGGCCTGAATGTACTTCTGCGCCAACGCCATGCTCGATTCCAGCGTCGACAGGCCGCTCTGCAAACCGGTTTGCATCGAGCCCTTGTAGTCGATGCCGGCCTTTTTGTAGGCCTCCACCGTGTCGGTCGAACCGATCTTGCCCATCCAGTTTTTCAGATTGTTCGCCGCCTCATCGGCGCCGCCGGCGGTTTTCATCTGCACCTGCAGCATGGCGCCCAGCTGCGTCACCGCGTCCATGCCGGTGATGTTGAGGTTGCCCATGTTCGACAACAACTCAGGAAACCAGCGGGCCATGTCGACCGCCTCGAAACTGCCAGCCTGTCCCTGAAAGGCAATGGCTTCGAGTGCCTGCTGCATCTGTTTGGCGTCAGTGATCTTGGCGTTTTGCCCCAGTGCATTGATCATCTTCGCCGTGTCGGCGCCGTTCGAGCCCTGGCCCACGGCAAACTTGGCTGCCACCGGCGCGTACTCCAGCGCCTTGGCCAGGTCCATCCCGGCGCCGACCAACTGGTTGACCACGTCAGCGACGTCATTGCGCGCCATGCCGGTGTCGCGCGAAGTCTCGATGATCTTCTGCGACATCTGCTTTTCTTTCGGATCGTTGGCGATGCCAGCCTTGATTGCGATGTCGCGGACGATGGCCCCGAAGTCCGCACTGACTTTGGTCGCAATTGCCACCGTTGCCACACCGGCCACCGCCTGTCCGACCGTGCTTTTCATCCCGGCCTTGCCGGCGTCGATCTGCTGATAACCTTTGGCTTTGAATTCAGCCTTGTTCGCGGCCTGACCCAGGGAGCGGTACGCCTTGTCCAGTCGGCCGACTTCGATACCCTGTTTTTTCAGGCTGTCGAGGTTGGAGTTCAAGCGACCCAACAGCTTGGATGCCCCAGCGGCGCCGCTGTCGTGGGCCTTTTTCCATTCATCGCGCAGGCGAATGGTGTCGCCAATCGTGCGCTGCAGCACGCGCGCCTTGTTGCCTTCCGCTTCCAGGCGCTTGATGCGCCCGGTCACCTCATTGAACGCGGTGCCGATGGTAGGGCTGACGGCACCACCGATCACCAAGCCGAGAGAAAGTTTGTTTGCCATGTCATGGCTCCCCTGTGCAGAGCATTACCGGAAGCGGCTCAATCCGTGAGCCACCAAACCATCTCGGAAAACGGCATGGACTGAATCTCGGCGGCGGAAAAACCCGTGTCCGCCGCGAGACGTTTCGCCACCATCTTCATCACCCCCGGATCAAACCCCGTCGTCATGCTCCAGGCGAAAATAGCCGGCCTGCAGACGGTTGTAGTCCACCACTTTCAGGCCCTCCAGATCGGAGATAGCGGCGCCGGCCAGCTCGGCGAACAACATCAGTTCGCGCTGCTCATCATCACCACCTGCCGCACGATCAGCCGCCCGCACTTCGCGCACGGTCGGCGAGCGCAGGGTCAGCTTGTCGACCTGCACGCCGTTGATCTCGCTCGGGCGTGACAAGCTAACGACGGCGTTTTCGGCGGTGACCGACAGCCACGCTGGGAGCGATTTCGAATAGTCGGCGTGCGGCACCAGTTGGGAATAGGCCACTTGGAGGCGCCGGTAGTCCACCACTTTCAGGCCCTCCAGATCCTTGAGGCCCGCCTCGGCCAGGCTGGCGAACAGCTGCAGCTCGCGCAGTTCATCATCGTCACCAGCCGCCCGGTCAGCGGCGCGGACCTCGCGCACCAGTGGCGCGCGCAGCCTCAACGTATCGACCTTCACCCCATTGACCTCGCTCGGCCGCGAGAGGGTAATCACCGCGCTGTCGGTGTTGATCGACAGCCAGCCCGGCGGTTTTTTTACAGTTCCCATGGTCATCCTGATTTATTCCCTTAGAGGCCCAGTGCGGAGCGCACTTCGGCGAGCTGGTCATTGCCATCGATCACCTGAACACCGGCGATCATGTCGATTTCGTACATCACGCGGCCGTCGATTTCGAGCTTGTAGTAAACCGGCGCAATGGCGTGTTTGATCTCCGCTGGATCACCGGCTTTCCAGTCACCCAAATCGACTTCCTTCAGCAGCCCGCGCAAGGTGGCCACGACTGCCGTGACCGTGCCTTTTTGGCCGCGGAACGCGCCACGGAAAGACGCGTTGAAGGCCGAGCCATCGGCCAGACCGAAGTGCTTGAGCGACTCACGGCGCACGCCTTTAGTGACAAACGACGCTTCCATCTTTTCCAGACCCTGGGCCATTTCGATGGCGCCGGCCATGCCGCCGCCTCGATACTCGTCGGTCTTGGTGGTCAGCTTGGGCAGGGTCAGACTCGGCACGTCGCCAGCAAAGTTGATACCGTCGACGAACAGGTTAGTGTTGTACAAAGTTTGAGGAATCATCTAGCGCTCCTTAAGCGTCGAGGACTTCGGTCAACCACTGGTTGGTGACTTCGATCAGGAAGTTCGGGTTTTCCGCTGGCGGCACGTCGGTGAAACGGATGCGCCAATACACCTTTCCCTGTTCGATTTGGCTGGCTGTATTCATTTCGGTGTCCGCGAACACTTCAAAATTGATAATCGCGCCGGCGTTCTTCTGATCACGCATGAACGCCTGAAGGCCTTCGGTCACGTCGGCCACGTAGGTCTTGGTGATCGAGCGATCGACCGCCCACTTGTGCCCCGCCTGGATCGCATCCATGAGGATGTCGCAGGTACGCACACGGGTGACGAACGACCATTTCGGGTCGCTGGACAGCGTGCGGTTACCCCACAGGCGATAGCCACCGTCACGAATAATCGTGGTGACATTGGCGTTGTTCAGCAGGTTGGCCCGGCAAGTGTCGTCGCCGTCGAGGTATTCGATCGGGCGCTTGGTGCCGGTGATGCCGACAAACTCCTTGTTCGACGGCGAGGCCCAGTAGCCATAGGTCGCATCGGTCCAGGCAAAGAGACCGGCGACCCAGGCCGAGCCCGGCGCGTCTGTGGTTTTGCTCTCGACCGTGTCCCAGTACTGCACACCGGGATCGATCAGAAAAACCCGCTTGCTGCCGAAGTTTTCGGAATAGGCCAGCGCTTCCTCGTCGGTTGTGTTCGGCCCATCGATGATGGCGATCGCGCGCAACTTGCCGGCCAGGGCATCCATGGCGGTCGCCACGGCTTGGGTCGAGGAATGCCCCGGGGCGATCAACAGCTTGGGCTGGGCGTTGTGCTTGCTCTTGCCGTCCAGCAGCGCTTGCAGGCCGGTACGCTCGCCCGAGGCCAGCACGCCACCGATGATGGCCGAGGTTTGCAGCGCCTCGTCTTCCAGCTTGGCCACACCCACCGCGACGATCACCGCTTTGGCGCGGACATAGATCGCCTGGGCAGCGCGGGTGATCGCCGAGTCAGCGCCGAACGCGGCAATCGCCTCGCGCTCGGAGGTGATCAGTACCAGCTCGCCGACCTTGGCCGTGACCAGCGGGCCCGGGGTGAAGGTGTCACACAAACCAATGATCGAGGACGACGGCAAGGAAATGGTGCGCGCGCCGGTGTCGATCAGCGACGTGGTGACGCCGTGAAAAAATCCAGTCATAGAGGTCTATCTCCAGAAACGAAAAAGCCCCGCGTGAGCGAGGCTGTGAGGGTGTCGGTATTACGCGTAACGGAAAAGAAAACGCCCCGTCAGTGCGGGGCGTTTATTGGGATTGCTCGGCCAGCCAAGGCGGCGCCGGCGGACGGTGATCGAGCAACGGGAACTCGCCGGATTCCGGCCAGTTGCGCAGCGCCTGGCGGTATTGCTGCAACTGGCTGTATTTCTCAGGCGTCAGGGTGGTGGAAGCGCCCACCTCGACCTCGTCGCGATGCCGCGACACAACCCCATCCGTTGCTGCTAGCTGCAAATCACGCCAAGCCCGCTCAATCGCCGACATGACCTCCGGGGAGGGCGGCGGCGGATCAACTAGCACCGGGTAGCCATCGGCGCCACTTGCAATGACTCGGCCAGCAGATTGCCCATCAAGCAGCGCTGCATGCAGCTCGCGAGTGATTTCCACCGCATCCGCTGGAATCAAACAGGACGGGTTGGCCACCTCCAGTGTGTCAGGCACGGCGCCCATGTCGGGTACACCCCTGAGTGTCATCGGCTCTTCGCCGGTATTGGTCACCAGTTCGTCGCCAACTGACACCGACTCGCCTGGCTGCAAAACAACATCCACTGCCGGCCTGATCCACGCTGGATCTTGAACAGTGATCAGACGCGCCCCGTGATACTCGGCACTATAGAAACCGATAGTATTTGCGCTGAAATACACAGTTATTCTCCGATTGCGATGAGGTCAAAATTTCCGCTGCCAGCCGACCAATTTGCCCCGTTCCACCACGCCGACTTGATCGTTACACCGTTTTGCGTTTTCGCCGTGGCGCCATAGACAGCAAGGTTTGTTGGTCCCCAGCCACTGCCCGCCCCACTTTCAAACGCCACCACTTCGCGACAGGCCGTCGGGAAAGCCATAGGGAACGTAACCGAGCCAATACCGCTGGTTGTAGTGCCGGTGCATCTTTGGATAATCGTTCCGCCCGGCAACTTCTGAGCCCCGTTGACGCCCAAAATGCTGGCGAAGTCAGCGTTCCGCCCTAGCTCCGCATTCGAGTTAATCACCTGCCAAATCGTGGGCGATACAGCCATAATCGTCGCGCTTTGACCGCTCTTGATCTTCAAGTTGGCTAGGTCTGGGAGGTCGTGGTTAATAGCCACGCCCGCACCCGGAACAAGAGAGCCGTTAGCACTTGTCGTAAATACGGTAAATGCCGAGCCCAGCGGAGCACCCAGACTGCCCGGGGATGGCAAGGTAATCACCACCCCATTGGCGCCTATGTACAACGCGTTACCGATGTCGGCCGCCGTCAATGTTCGCGAAGTTACTAAAGTCACGAAGCCACGCCAGCTACCCAACGCCCGCTGCACAAACTCAGCATTCACCAACAACTTGCTGGCATCGAATTGAGGCGGGGTGCTGCCGAACACCTTGGAAAATTGCAATTGAGCCGAGCCCGCCGCCCACCAGGCGTTGGCACCGTTGCCGCTCAGTTCGAGGGTGGCGCCGGGTTGTAGGTCAATGCTCGTTGGCTGGTTGCCGTTGCCGCCATTGATGGTATCCGTGCCAGCGCAGGCCACGGTTACGACAGCATTGCCGATGTTACGGAAGTGTATCGCGCCACCCGATGGCACGGTGTTAGCCGCTGGCATCGTCAGCGTGAACGCCCCGATGCACGTTACCAGCGTACCGACCGCCGCCGTCGTCAGCACGGCGCTCGCCGTGGCATTGGTGAAGGCGCGATAGTTGCCACTAGCGCGACGGACAAATTCCGTCGTAGCCAGTGCCAACCCATAATCGAACAGCGGCGGCGTGTTTGCCGTGGGGTTGATCAGCGCCGGCGAGTTGATCGGCGCAAAGCCTTGCGTCACGTTCTGGAACGTCAGCGCCGTAGTGCCCACGACAATCAAGCCATCCGTGACCAGTTGCCAACGCGTGTCGGCCAGGGTGGCACCCTGCTCGACCGAGGTCAGCAGCGCCGACGTCACCTCGGCATTGGCGTCGGCATCCGGCGCCCGAGTCCAGACCGCCGCCGCCGCGACGTAAATGCCATTGTCCTTGGCCACGGTCTGGTTTTTCACCAGCACCCGCGCGCCCGCCGGCACCGCCACGCCATCAATCGTTTGAAGGCCGGCTAATGCGATGTTGGCCGTGGTCGCCACCAGCACCGATTGCTTGTTGTCGAGCTTATACAGCTCTTCTTGAATCTTCGTATCGACGTATTCGCGAGTCGCCAACACCACCGCCGGGTCAATCTTCAGCGTGATGTTGCCGGTACTGGCGACGATGAAATTCATCCGCACCACTTGCGTGCGGCCGGAGCCTTGCGACAGCACCGGCTTGAAGCTCGGCGCGCAGTTGGCCACCGCCACCAGATCGCCGTCCCCGTCGTACAGACCGATTTCGCGAATCCAGAAGCCGCCCTCATCGGCCGGGATAATCTGCTCGGCGATGATCACCGCCGGGTTGACCGGGTCGACCCGCACCTGATTCAACGGCCGGCGGCGCCGCTCATTGATCAGGCTGGTTTGCGTCGCGCTGGGGATCGGGTCGGTTTCGTTGGCATCGCCCACGCCCATATGGGTGAATTTCCAGGGTACACCGAGCGCGTCGGCGTTCGCCTGCTTGGCCATCCCCACGTTCGTGAGGATCGCAAAAAATTGCGAATTCGCATCAATCATAATAAACGTCCAGGGTGTCTATGGAGTGTTCACGGCCAACCACGCCGAGGGTTCCGCTGACCTCGATGTCACGCATCACCGGCGGGTAAACGTCGATTTCGTCGCCTTCGTAGACGCTGACGGCGATATTCAAAACGCCTTGGGTTTCCAGGCTGATCGCCAACCCCGTCAGGTGCCGGGTGACCGGCTTGGCGTCATCGATCAGGCGTTCCAGCTCCTGATACATTTCCTCGGTGATGCCGGTATCCAACACGCCCACCTTGAGCGCGAAGGTGCCCGGCACCCCCTCGGGCACCGTGTTGAACCACTCGATAATCTCGATCAGGTAACCCAGGGGCTCGACCACCCTGCGCAAAGCGCCGATGGTGCCCTTGTGGGCATGGATGTAATACGACGCCTTGATGGCCGCGCGCTTGGTCGCCTCGCTCCACCGGTAATCCCAGCGGTCAACCGACCAGGCCCACGCCAGGTGCGGCAGCAACGGCACCGGGCAGGTTTCGGAGTTGTACAGCGTGCGCAGCGGGACAATGGTTTTGTCGTAGAACGACGCCTCCAGGGCGCGCTCCAGGGGCGTGCTATTGACCGGCAGTAGACTCTTCATGTCAGCCCGCCGCGATCACGGTGAAGCCCATACAGAACGCCGCCTGCGCCTTGGTCGGAGCCAGGTCGACCCAGCCGGTCAACTCGACCCGCGATACGCCGGCAATGTGCAACTGGGCATCCACCGCCGAACGCGCCACCTCCACCCCCAGGCGCTTGCGTGGATTGATCCACTTAGCGAGGCGGCTTTGCGCCTCGGCCAGACTGGCGTCCGCCTCAGGGCCGGCGCCGGTCATGTGCAAAATGGCATCAATGCGGTAATTGATAATCTGCGCGCTCTGCACCGTCAGGCGATCGCCCACCGGGCGCACGTTGTCATCATTCAGCCCCGCCTTGACCGTGGCCAGCAGCTCAGGCCCGGCCTGGCCGTCGCCTTCGGAACTCAACACCGTGACCGTGACGTAACACGGCGCCGGGCTTTCTGCCGTGGCATCGGCCACCAACGCCGAGGCGTTGCGCGCGTGCAAGATGTAGCTGGCACGCGGTCCGGCCGTGGTCAGACCTTCATAGGTCAACTGGATGCGTTCGCGATACGGGTCGTCCTGCTCCTTGATTTCCGCCAGCGGTGGCACCGCCAGCAGATCCTCGGCTTGAATGACCAGGCGCGGACAGTTGACGTTACCGCCGAGGTGATCCAGATCGGGGCCAATGGCGTGCGCCAGTAGCAAGGCCTTGGCGGCGTCGTTGACCCGGGCGCGGTTGCCGACCTTGTTATAGGCCGCCACCTCCAGCAGCTTGACCACCGGATCACTTTCCAGCGGCGCGCTCCAGTTGTCGCCCATGTGTTCGCGAAAGACGCCTAGCCCTTCTTCATAAGTCAGCTCAAAATCTAACGACTCCAGCACGCTTGGCGCGGGAAGCGACGACAGGTCAACGATGCTCATATGCCCACCTCCAACAGCACGCCGTCACCTTGGTACTTGCCGACGATCTTCAGATTGATTTGCCCGCCGACCACCGAAATGACCCGCACCTGGTCCAGCTTCAAACGCGGCTCCCAACGCCCCAAGGCCCTGGCGGCCTCCGCTTGTACGGCACTTTTCCAGCCCTCATTGACGGGCAGGTCGACGAAGCGCCGTAGCGTGCTGCCGTACTCTGGCCGATGCCGACGACTGCCCAGTGGCGTGCCCAAAATGTCGCCGATGGACTGACGTAAATGCGCGATGCCGGAAAAGGGCGTGCCGGTGTGGCGATCCATTCCGATCATTTTGGTTACTCCGGTAACTGCTCCAGATCTGGATGCGCTTTAAAAAAGGCATATTGGTCATCACCACATGCAGTGACGCGACCAGCCTCTACCGACAGCGTGGCGCCGTCGGGCAGGATCAGGGTGCGCGAGGTGAAAAGCTTGTCGCGAAAAACGCGTGGGGCGCCGATGGGCTCAACTGCGATAGCAGTAACAGGAAAACCCAGCGGTACTGGTTTCAATCCTGGCACTGCAATGCCTTCGGCGACCTCGGCGGAAGCGCCATCAGTTCTAGACTTACTCATAAAGCATGCTCCAGATGTGAAAAAGCCCACACTGGGCGGGCTGTGTAGGTGGCGGCTAAAAAACTAAGCGCAACCGGCGGTGACGCTCCTTGCTACTGCATCAGCGATCACCAACGGATCGCCACTGCTACAAGTGATGGTGATATTGGTCACTGCCGAGCGCGGCTCTCGCGGCACGTACCGCCCATGACTTAACACCCGTACCAGTGCCTCGGCGACGTCCTGAGGATCGGCCTCGCTCAAGATGATCGGCCAGCGACTGCGCATTCGATAAGCGTCATAAAGTTGGGCAATCTGCCCTTCCAAGAGCTTTACGATTGTCTCAACGTCAACCGCCGTCTTTTCCGAAATTGACTCGTCGATCATTTCAACCTCAGTGTGTGTGGTGGTTGCTGTTACCACCCGCGTCGAGAATGGTCCCGGCACTAGTGATGTTCTGCGTGACGTGCAACGGACCGTCGATCTTCACTGACGCTTTCAGGTTGATGTTCCCGGTGGTCACGTTGACGGCGCTGTCAGTGACCACAACTTCGGTACTGCCGACTTTGACTGTTACCGTTCCAGTTGGCAGCGTGATGGTGTAGCTGTTGGCCTGCCAGTCGTAGACCAGCGACCCGCCATCGTCGAAACGCCAGACTTCCACGTGATCGCGGTTATCCGGTTGCGCACCGGCATCCCCATATAGCCCGGGAATGAAGGTCCCCATGCCCGCCTGGCCGCTGGGATTGAACAGCACCCCCTGTTCATTCAGGCTCGGTGCGCGCCAGTGACGGGCCTTGCCGGCCGCCAGACTGTGCCAGCGCACCCACGCGCTGACCCAATCACCGGCCTGTACCCGAACGGTGGCGGCGGCCAAATCCACCCCCACCACCACGCAAGGCATCAGCATCGCGGCAATCATGCGGTCATGCTCGGCACTGGCGTAACTCATGGCACATCATCCGCAGGGAAAAACTGCTCTTTGGTGTCGTGGTTGAAACCGAACCACAACGAACCCGGTTGCTCATCAGGCCATGGCCATTGTTGTGCACCGAGGTAAATCTGCTGATGCCATTCCACCAACCAGACGGTGTAGCCATCCAGCTCGGGCCGGGTCCAATCCTGCCCGGCCTGAATGAACACTGCCGGTTCAACCGCCTGCCCCCAGGTCTGCGTCCGCAAAGTCACCGCGAGCTGGGTGGCCAGTTGCACGGCCTGCTGATGATGGTGCGGCTTGATCGGATCGACGACGATGCGTGCCTCGAACCTGCACACTAAAGTCGTTTCTCCGGTGCCGATGTCGACACCAGGTTCGATCTCGGCCACCTCCAGAAACACCGCCGGCAGCGCCACACGATCCTTGATTTTCGGCCAGGCGGTCACCGCGCACACGCCCGGTAATTCCGCCAATAGTTTCAGCTCGATCGCTCGGTAGAGCTGGTCCAGGCTAAAAGGCTCCGACACGGCACTAACTCCTCAAATACTTTTGCAGCTCGAAGTTGAGTTCCTGCTGCAGGATCTGCAGCAAACGCTCATCCGCCTTGTGCACCCAGCTTTCGAAGTGTGGTCGCGCCTGTTCCAGGGACACCTTGGCCTTGGCCAGCGGAAACCGGCTGCCGTTTTCAGCGACCCAACCCGAACTCGGCCCGCGCCCTGATGACACCGTGCTGTCGGGATAGTCGTCCGCATCGAAATGCTTGCTCGCCGTGCGGATCCAGATATCGGGTTTATTGCCGTAGACCTGTTTGAGGAATGCGCCCTGGTATCGCCGCCCCGCCACCGAAACGCCACTGCCAGTTTGTCGCGCTCGGCCGATCCGGCTGGACTCGATGGCGTTCAAGCCAAACCACAGCTTGCCGCTCATGGCCCCGCCGGTGACCGGGTAGCTGCGCAACCGTTGACGCACCGCAGCGACGGCGATGCGCTCCTGCCGACTGACCGCCCGGGCGATGTGAGTGCGCAACCAGCCCAGCGTCTTATTGATCGCTCGACGATGCGCCGCCGCGGCCGCCTTGGGCACCACCTTGGCGAAGTCCTGGAACGCTTGCAGATCTGCCGACGACGACTGGATGGTGACCATCCCACCGCCGGCCGAGGACTTGTAATAGCTACCTACGCTCATGCACGCATCCTCAGGATCAAGGCGACCAACCCGTCACCGCTGGGCTCCAGCTGCAGCAGGTCATAATCGCCACCGCCATCCAAGACCGGTAGATCAATGCTGACCAACAGGCCCTGCTCCAGGCCATGGGAATCACTGACACGGATTTCGAAACGAGGCTCACGCAACCCGGTATTGAGCTTGCCGAACTTCGGCTGCAGCCAGGGTGCCGCGAACATACCGAGCACCGGCTCGTCGCGGCCTTCAATCCGTGCGCTGTCGCCCAGCGTTTCGAACACCACCGCGTCGACCTCAGCAATCAGGTCGCGGAACGCCATAGTCAGAGCTCCAGCAGGATCTGCGCGCGTGGCCGCGTGCACAGGTGCAGCGGGTTGGACTGGGCTTCACCGGCCATGCCTTTGTTGAACGGCAACGGCTCGATCATGCTGTAGTAGGGGATCCCCTGAGTGTTGACCGTTTCCATGTAGTCCGCCGGTGCGAACACCGAGAGGTACAGATCAGGAACACCCTCAGGGACTAGCAACGCCTTGTCATCATGGACGAAGGACACGCCGGCGACTTTGCCGCGGTAACGCTCCCAGATAATGCCGCCGAACTCGAAGCTTTCGCGCGCGTCGCCGCGCAGTGCCGCCGCTTGCTGGCTGTTGAGGTAGGTTTCTTTCACCGACTTGTGAACAATCAGCTTGTTCCAGAAATTCTTGCCGCAGAAGGCGCGGGAGCTGGTACTGGTCACACTGCCGAGCGCGTCTTCTTGCATGTCCAACGCTTCGCCGCATTTAACCCGCAGTTCGGTGCTCGGATCCGCCAAGCCCATGGGCAGCTTTTGACGCTGCACACCGAAGCGATCATAAAGGTCCAACAGTACCGTCGAACCATCGGCATCGAGGATCAGGCCGTTGAGCGCCCCCATACGCTGGAATTCGTGCGTCGCATCCAACTGCCGGCGTGCTTTGGCCAGGCGGGCATTGACCACGTTCTGCACCGCCTGCAGCTCGGTGCGAGTACCGAAGGCACGAATGCCCTGGATCTCGTCGGCCTTGATGGTGAAGCGCTCCGGCAGGTGGACGGTGTTAAACGGGATCAGATTGCGCTTGCTGGCCGCGACGACCAGACCAGAACCACCCCGCTCACCGGCAGGCACCAGCGCCAGGGTATCGCCGTCCTTTTCGATCTGTACGGTCAGGGTGGTGATGCCTTCCTCGCGGAACAAGCCCAGGGCACTGATGCGGCCCGGGAGGTAGGGTTGATCGTTGAGTGCGGCGGTCAGCGCGGTAACAGTGAACGCTTCGTCGTCAAAAATGGCGATCTCGGCCATGGGTACTCTCCAGAAATGAAAAACCCCGCACAAGGCGGGGTGCATGAAGTTGGGTGATCGACCTAGCGAACGATCAGAAAATGAGTGGCCAGCGCCTTTTCAGCATCCAGATCCAACCCGGTCAGGTGCGCTTCGCTGACCTCCGCCAGTCGCACCACCGCACGGCCGCGGCGTACCACATCGGACTCACCCAGCGGACCGAACAGAATGGCGACGGCTGTTTCGCTGCCGTCTTCAGCCGCCGGTGCGTACGGCGCAAAATGACCCGTAGCCGTAACCAAGCCGAGGATCTGGCCCGGGTCCAACGCGGGACCGGCGGCGACGTTGATGGATTCACGTGAAATGTTGCCCGCGCCTTCCGACAGCAGAAACTCACCGGCGTGGATCGGTTCTTTTTTGATGGTCATGCTCTTGCTCCTTTCGCGCCGTGCGCAGTTCCAGATTGAGCGGCTTGTCGAGCGGCCCAGATCGAAGTGGGATCAGGTTGTTTCGCCAGCACCTGCGGTGCTGGGTCATTGTCCAGCGGCAAGCTGTTGTCAATTTCGAAGCCCTTGCCGCTGCTGACGATCTTGTCGAACAGTCGCGCTCGAACCGCCGCAACGTCCAGGCCCGCCGCGACATACTCGGCGCAGAACTCGGGTAAGCGTGCGGCCACACAAAGGTCGTTCACGGCCTTGGCACGTGTCAGACCAGCCTGGACGACCGATTCGCTTTCAAGCCGGGTGGAGCTGAGCAACGGCTCGATCAGGTTGTTGATGCCCGACTCGGCGCATCGTTGCGTGATCATCAGAGCCAGCTTCGCCGAGTCGACCACAGGCGGTACCAAGGGTGGGTCGTCGGGCTCTAACTCGGGATCCGGTTCGGGTGGCTCGTCGAGCTGAGCCAGTAGATCGGCCGGCGCGTGCTGGAAACGCTGCAACACGGCACCCTGGCCGAGGCAAGCTTTCACCGTGACACCGTCACCGACTTCATCGGCCAACCCCAGGGCCACCGCTTCACTGGCGGTCAACCAGGTTTCAGCGGCAACCAGGCGCCGCAACTCCTCCTCATCGATGTCCGGAGCCTTGGCTTTGTAGGCCGCAATGATGGCTTCCATCGTCTGATCGAGGACGTCGGCCACCTTGCGGAAGTCTTCGGCATTGCCGGCGGCGTAGGTCCACGGGTTGTGAATCATCAGCATGGCGTTGGAGGCGATCACAACGCGGTGTGCACCGCACACCGCCACGCTGGCTGCACTGGCTGCCAACGCGTCGATGCGACCGGTACAACGCTCGCCCAAACGCGACAACGCGTTGTGCATGGCCAACCCGTCGAACAGGTCGCCGCCGATACTGTTGAACGCGGCGATCACCGGCGAAACGCCGTCGTCCATCACGCGCAGATCTTGCACAAACTGATTGGCGGTAATCCCCCAAGCGCCGATCTCGCCGTAGACAAATACTTCGATCACCCGCTCGGCAGCCTCGCCGCTGACCTGCAGCGCGTACCAGGTCTTGTCCTGCACCTGCACGCGCTTACCCGCCCGGTTATAAACGCGTGGCCGCGCCTTCTTGCTCATGGTTGCTCCTTGTCGTCGACGGGGACGAACGCTTCAAGAGTGGTGTAGTTGAGGCCAAGGCTTGTGGCCCGGGCCAGATCGGCTGCGTTTTCCGCGTCGACCGTTTCAGCGTCATAGCCGGTACGCAGGACCATCTCACTGCGCGAGGCGAAGCCGGCCTGCACTTCCATTCGCCGTGCCTGCACGTCCTGCACCGGCTGGATGTAGGCCCAGCCTTGCGGTACCCAACGGGTGCGCAGGTACTCACGGCGGCGCTGGGCGTAGTCATCCAGCTGGAGGACACCTGACAGCACCGCTATGTCCATCCAGGCCGCCCGAACAGGACGGCACAGCTGGTGCACGTACACGCTGAATTGCAGTTGTTCCAAACGGCGCCGAAACTCGTTGAGTACCACCCGCAGCGCCCGGTCATTGACCTCGCGCATGTCGCCCGTGAGGATTTCGTAAGGTGTCCCGGTCCCCGCAGCAGCAGCCATCAGCTGCTGCCGCATGAAGTCGGGATAGTTGTTGCCGGCGTCCGGCGGCTTGGAAAACTCGACCTCTTCACCTGGCCCCAGCTCCTGCATGGTGCCGGGCTCCAGCGCCACCATCGGCGTGAAGCCGTCGCGATCCAAGCTCAGCGGCTGGCCGGTGACCGGGTCTCTCGGCACGGGGCCGGAGTCCGGGGCTGGCCGACTGATAAAGCCGGCAAACAGGTTGGCCACTTCCTGCCGGAACAGCACCGCGTCGTCGTAGTTGTCGAGGCTGCGCAGGCGCTTCAACACCGGAGACAAGCGCGGCACACCGCGCAGTTGGCCCGGCTCGACCGGTTCGAAGATGTGCAGCACTTGGGCGGCCGGTACGCGCACCAACCGGTTGTAACTCGCACTCAACGACGATGCATCGCGCGGATGTGCCAGGTACATCCAGTACGCCACGCGCTTGCCCCCGGGGGTGAACTCGATGCCCGCACGGATGAAGTTGCCGTCACGGGTGGCCTCGTATTTGTCATGAGGGACAAACTCTGGGGCCAGGATTTGCAATTGCAGCGGCACCGCGAGACCTTCGTCCAGGCCCCGCGGACGCAACCGAACAAAACATTCGCCCGAGGTTTCCACTGTGCGGGCCACCAGCGCCTGCTGACCGTTGAAGTCGGTGCGCTCGTCGGCGTCCGATTCATCAACCCAGTCATCCCAGAGTTCCTGCAGCAATTTGCGCAGGGCTTCGTTGTCGGTTTTCGGTCGCGGTGTGATGCCGGTACCGATCAGGTTGCTGACGCGCTTGTCGATCACGTTGTAGGCATATGGGTCATTGCGAACCGCTGCCCGCGACCGCGAGCGCAGATTGCGCAGCGCCGGGGTGTTGATGCTGTTGATCCCGTTGTCCGGCGCATCCCAACCAGTGGAGCGGCGGCCCTCTCCGGCGCCTTCGTAACTGGCTTTGATGTTCGAAGGCAACACGAATCCGTTACGGGTGAGCGTCGGATAGCGGGCCATTAAAGTCCTTTGCCTCCGTGGCAAAGCCGAACGACGCGAGAGCGCGGTCCGGCCGAGTTCACCAGCGAGGTGCGGATTTCGTCGCGAGCTTTGAGCAGCTCGTCGACAGAGCGGTATTCCACGGTACGATCGGTGTAACGCACGATTTTCTCACCGCGCGCGATGGCCGCCTCAACCGCATCGAGGTGCTTTTGGGTAAATGACATATCAGCGTCTCTTCAGGTAACCGCTGCTGGAGCTGCGGCGTTGAGGTGGCGGTGCTACGGGTCGTGATGGCGCGACGGGAGCAGCGGGTAGCGGAGCCGGTTGTGGTACGACAGCGGGTGTAGCCTGCTCGGTATTGCTGATGCGCTCGCCTTGCACGGGCTTGATACCCAACGCTTCGTCGAACAATCCTGACTGCGCCAAAGACTGCCGCACCCGCTCCCAGTCATGTTCCTTGTATCGGTTGAGGCCCAGGTAATGTGCCATGGCCAGGCAGTACACCATCAGGTCGAGTGCTTCGTTACGTTCGGCCTTGCCCTTGACCCATTCGATACGCTTATGACCACGGATGTAGCGCGCCACCTTGCGCTCCGCCACGCACTGATCGAAGAAATCGTCGGGCAGGTCATTGGCAAAGTGCAATGCGCCGGGGCCGGCTTCGAATGGATAGCGGTTGTAGATCCAGTCCTTTGCCGTATCGGTACCGACGAACCACAGTTCGGCGCCGTTGCGTTCGGTCTGGCCTTTCCAGGTCACATCGACCATGGACGGGCGCTGAGCAATCACCGGTTTTCCGGGTTTGCTGGCACCCTTGATGGCGAATACGTTGCGCCAGCGGCGGACGCGGCAGAACTGGTACACCTCATCGGTGTGGTGACCACCAGAGTCGACTGCCACTGCAAGAATGCCGAGACCGACACCACACGGATGGCGGTACTTGGCTTTCAGCAACTCGTCCAGAGCGGCCCAAGTGCGCTCATCAGCAGGGTCGCCTGAGACAATCTGGTAATCGATGACCCAGCGCTCCAAGCCGACGCCCCAGCCCATGGCCATGAACTCCAGGCGGTTGGCCTGAACGTCGACGGCACCGGTGATCATCAGCACCGCCGCCGGCATCGACCCCAGCCCGAAGAGTTCCAAGCGCGCCCGGGCTCGCAGCACATTGGCCTTGGTCTGCTCTTGAGCCGCGTCCCAGACCTTCGCCAGCCGGGTGTTGTAGAACACCTGCATCGGTTCAAGATCGCCTTTGGCCTGGGCCTTTTTGGCTTTCTCGAATTGCTTGGCCAGCGACTTCCAGTCCATCCAGCCGAGTGGCGAATACAGTGCATTGAGATGAAAACCCACCGTCTCACCGTCGCCTTCGGCGTGGCCACGCCACTCGCCGTTGGCGAGCATTTCGCCCTTGTGATACTCCTCGATCAGCACATCACAATCAGGGCCGGCGCACTGGTAATGCACCACGCTGTATTCCTTGGAATAGTGCAGACGCTCCCATTCCAAGGTTTGCATGTGGCCGCAGGATGGACACGGCACGTAGTAGTGACGCTGGTCACTGCCATCGAACAGGTCGGAAATTCGCGAGGCGCCCTTGATCGTGGGTGAGCTGGAAAAGTAGAACTTGGCGTTGCGACCGAAGGTACTACCCCGGGTTTCCGCCAGTTCGATGGGATCGCCCTCCTCGCCGATGTCCACTTCCCAGCGGTCGATCTCGTCGCCGTACACGTAACGCGCCGACAACTCCGACAGGTTGGCCGCCGAGCCCGCAGTGGTCACGTACAACGTCCCACCCTCGAACTCCTTGGTGTCCATCGTGTTGCGCGAATCCCGCGAACGGCTGGCCGCCACTCGCTCGCGCAACACCGGTGTCGCTTTTATCGTTTTGCCGATACGCGCCGACACCCGTTTGGCCAGACCGAGACTGGGCAGCAGCGCCAGGATGTTCGACGGCGCCATGTGCATCAAGCCGCCGATCCAGTTGAGGCCGATCTGGGTTTTCATCAACTGCGACGCGACCATAGTGATCACGCGCTTGCAAGGGTGAGCCGGCGACAGGCAGCGCATCGGCTCGCGGGCATACGGTGTACGCGAGGTGCGGTACTGGCCGGGCTCAGCGGCACCGGTGTCGCGCGGAATGCGCATGTACTCATCGGCCCACTGATCGATCCAGACATCCGGGTCGGGCCGCAGCCCACGGAAATACGCCTCGCGGTACACCTCTGCACCGTCAGGAATTTCTGTGGGCATGGGCTTAACTCGTGGTCAGTGCGTGTTCAAGATCTGCTGAGGACATGCGCTCGGCATCCTCCAGCGAGCGACGGATCGCCGCCGTCAGGTGTTTTTCGATTTCCCAAGGGTCTGTCATGGAGGCCAGTTCGGGAGCCAGCTGCGGAGGCATCCCCAGCAGTTGATCGCGCAGCATGCGGCCAGCGTTGTAAGCACCCGTCTGGACCGCCGTCGCGGACACCAGTGAACCCTTGGCCTTGTGCAATTCGATCTCAGCGAGCTGTGCCAGATTGTGTTCGCGTAGTGCGCGGGCTTTCTGGAAGTCCGGCAACTGCCCGGCAGGGGCAGTCACTGGCGACGGCGCAGCCATTGAAGTTGGCTCGACCTGGCTGGACAGTTGGCTGTACACGTCACGCTGCAGCCGTTCTTGGTGATGCCGATCAGCAACGGCGGATTTGCTCGGGTCAGCGGTGTCCCGAATCAACGCTTCGCTGGCCATGACATCCACCTGCTTGCCATCGGCGGTGAGCACCAGCCGGTTGTTGTTTTTCAACCAGGTGATGTAACTGGGCGCCCTGCCGATGCGAGCCGCGAAGGCGCTCTTTGACAGGTACATTGGTTCTGTCATAAGCCCTCCTTTTCAACGGCTTTTCAATGCAAACCTTTCAATTTCAATGGATTGAATTTCAGTAAGCTGGCAATCCTGCTGCTAACACTTTCCCGCGGGTTTCCGACCCCGTACCCACCGGATAACCCCAGGGTCCCCGGCGATTTCAGACCTGTCCGCCGCCATTCGGCGGAGCATCGCACACGCCCAGCCGCTTGGCAGCCCAGCGTTCGTACAACCCGATGGCAACATCCGCACCGGCCATCGCAGTCAGGCACCCTAAGGCGCCCGCCGTCCAGAGCGACATGCCGGCAGCGATCATCAGCATCATCGCCGTCACCCCGCAGACAATGCAGGCACCCGACCGAAGCGCGAGCCTGCGCAACAACGCCCAGCCCCGCGCCCCGTCCTTGTCCGCCCGCCACATCTCCCCCGATACGCCGCCGATCAGCGCCAGGACGATCACTAACCAGATCGGCATTTCTGCCAGTGCTTGCTGCTCGCTTGTCATCGCCTACCCCATGAACGCAAAAACCCGGCGCAATGGCCGGGTTTGGTGGTGTGGTACCTGCCGCTCTCTGCGGTCGCACCTATCGAAGATGACTACTTTTTACAGGTCGATTCCGGTGGCAGCAACCCTGTTTTAATGCCACCCGGTGAATAAGTGGGTAACACAGGGTGAACGCCTAGCGAATGTCGGCGAATACACCACCACGGCATTCTGTTGATGCGGTGGTGTCCCATACGTCCCACTGTTCAGAATCGAAGTGGGACGCCTGAGAGCGCCTAAATTCGGGGCTTCGCCCCACTGTCCTACTTATCTTTCTTCTTTCTCGTGTAAAGGAAGAAATTTAAAGAACACGCGTTCGCGCGTAAGCGCGTAGTGCTCGCCCGCTACGCTCACACGGGCGGGAGGCACTTCTAGGCGGGACGGTGGGACAACCCAACAACGACAAGGCCCGCACCTGTCCCACGGCATCAAAACGCAGCGAGACAAGACGGGCCAGTGGGACAACCACAACCGTAGCGATGCCTGGGGTCACGCAGCCTTCCCCATTAGCACCCAGTAGATCTGCAGATGCGCATCATGCAAACGCTGGTAGTACGTGTCGCGGCCACAACCGCAGTGGGCATACCGCAAGCGCATATCCACATCGAGCGTACAGTAATGCTCCCGCACCACCGTGACCAGCTCCGGTGCCAAGTGCTTGCTCACGATCAGCTCAATGTCCAACGAACTCTCCAGCGGCGCACGGAAGGCACGCCGCCCCCTGATCAGTTGCCCGTTGCTCTCCATCATCATGGCAACCATATTTCCCCCAGCCAGCCCCCCTTTTGAATGTTCCGAGTGCAGCTCCTGCGCCCACAACCGAAGCAGCGCATCGATTTCCTTAATCAAAGCAAGGCTCCTCAATCGGTTCCCGCTTCAACGCCGAAGCACCGCCCCACCCTGCCGGCTTCTTGTAAGCCCAAGGCCGCTGCCCACTCTTAGCCAACGCCGTCAACCGTACACGCCGCCACCCCAACCGATGCATGATCGCACCGACGCGCATCTGCTCCGGCTTGCCCCAATGCCCGAAGTCCAACTTCAACGCACTGGTTAACACCTCGCTGCCGGTGGTGGTCTCGCCGATCTGCGACTCTTCCAGCCAGGTCAGAATCGGCCCTTCCCACTCATCCACCACAAACCGCTCGTCCTGTTCTTCACCGAACATTGCGGCCTCATCGAGCGTCACCCACCAAAGGTCGCCCGCGTCGTAGCAGAACACCGCCTCGGCCCACAGCTGATCACGCATCGAACGCAACAACTCCAGATCAACCTTGGTACACGCCACCGGCCAATAACGACGGTTGCCGGTGGCATCCTTCAGGTACTCGTCTTGGTTGGTCGTACCCACGAAAACACACTGGCGTGGCACGTCCATCGTTCTGCGGCCGTAGCTCTCGCGATAAGTGTCAGTAGACGCCGAAAAGAACTGCTTGGCCTTCGTACTCTCAGCCTTGTTGAAGCTGTCCAGCTCCCCCAGCTCAACGATCCACTTGCCCCGGATCGCCTGAAAGCCGTCCTTGTCACCCAGTGCAAACGGCGTGTCCATGAACCACTCGCCGCCGAGGATGCTCATCGCGGTGGACTTACCAGCGCCCTGCGCGCCCTCAAGAATCATCACCGAGTCAGCCTTGCAGCCCGGCTTCATCACCCGCGCAACAGCAGATAACAACCAGCGCTTGCCGACCTTCGAGGAGTAGCCAGTGGCCTTGACGCCCATAACTTCGGTGAGCCAACTTTCAAGGCGTGGCACGCGATCCCATTCCAACTTGCGCAGGTATTGCCGCACGGGATGAAACGCATGGTCATGAGCAACCACGCTCACTGCCTCGATCACATGCGAGGCCTTGACCCGCAAGTTGTACTGCTGCGCGAGCCACTTCATCACCCGCACGTCGTCAATGTCCGCCCAATCGCCCGTGCCGCCGCCATAAGGCGCCGCACGCAGCTTCACGATCTTCGAACTGAACGCGCTGTAACTGATGACCCCGGCCCAACGCTCATCGTTGGCCAGGATCAACTCGACGTTCTGCATGTGCGCAATCAGCGCGCCGCTTTCGCTGCGTGCCAGCAGATCCTTCCAACCACCAGCAGCCGGCGGCTGGACCACCGCCAACACCTGACGGCGCACCGCCTCCAAACCTTCCGCAACATGCAGGTCGTTGAAGTCGGTCCACTTGGCTTCCCGCTCACCGGAGAAAATCGGCGCAACCACCTGGCCACCGACAATCAACGCCGCGTTGTTTGCTTTCTCCTCACCGGGGTTCCAGGCGTCACCATTCGGCTTCGTGGTCTTCCAGTCATCGTCTCGGCAGATGATTAGCGGGCAACTGGCAAAACGCTCCCGCATAGCCTTGCAAACCACCAACAAATTGCCCGCATCAAACGCAACGGCCACGGTCAGTGACGTGGCCATATGCAGGCTTGCGCCGGTCGCGTACCCCTCACACACCAGCACCGGCTCGCCCGGATCCGGGTGTGGCCCGATCAGATGGAAGGCGCCCTCTTTCGACATGCCGTAAGGCCAATATGACTTGTCCCGGCCGGTATCCTCTTGCTTGGTCGGGAACACCACCTGCAGGCCAACAATCTCGTCCCGCACATTGCTCATCGGTACCAGGAACGCACCAGTGCGCGGCGCATACCGAACGCCGAAGCCGACAATCTGCTTGCGATCCAGATAGTCGCTACGGCCCTTCTCCGGCATGCGCTTGAACATGCCCGCTGCCCGCTTTGCCGCACGGCGTGCCGCATTGGCCGAGATCTCAGCCGCACGCCGCTTGGCCTCTTCCTGCCGAGCGCGCATAACCTCGCGCTCTTCTGGCGACATCCGCCCGGCCTTGACCTTGATCTTCTGCGACTCGCCCGAACGCCAGTCACCGAACGCACCGAAGATCAGCGTCTCGCCTTTCTCGGTGCGTTGCTCATGTACAACATACCAGCCGTTCTTTTCCTTGCCCTTGTCTTGGGCCGTCTTGCAGCGGGTCAGCTTACCGAACACCAATGGCTGCGCAGGCTCAAGACCGTAGTCCGCGAATTGTCCCAACACCTCATCAAGCATCGCGCGCCCCCTTCAATTCCAAGAGGGAAAGGCAGTCCACACACTGTGTACAGCCGGGTTGAGCCAGACGCCGAGCCTCCGGAATCGGTGCGTCACACGTTTCACAGAACAGAAACGAATGCGCCGCCAAAGCAGGCTTGGCGGCGAGGCGACGTGCAGCCAGCGCCTGATCAATACGCTCCTGCACCAGGTCATTAGCGAAGTCGACGATATCAACCACGATCAGCACCCCGCGTTGTCTGGTTGACGTACGTGGCGCGGTTAAACAACCCCAGCAGCCCTTGAATCCCTCGAAACACCTGCAGGCGAATCGCGGCCAGCTCCTCATCAGAGACCACACCGTCGCCAATGCTCTTGGCCCAGGTATCCGCCAGATCCGCCACCTGCCGGAAGTACTCGGCAATACCGGTGGTCAACGTCTCGGGCATGTCGTTGGTGTACGCCTCGGCCAGCTCCTGCCAGGTCGTATCGCCGACCAAGGCATGCACCGCATCCAGAATGCGGCGATCCTTGGTCAGCTCCAGGATCTCGCCGAACTCTTGAATGTTAACCGTGTGGCTGGGGTGGGTTGGGGACAGCTTATGCTGCAGCGTGGTCGCATTTCGGCCGGTGGTGGCGGCGATGGCAGCGGCGCCACCGGGGTAGTCCCTTGCGGCATGGTAAAGCGCAAGATCGAGCGGCAGGACTTCCCGCTGCGCCCGGGCTAGAGAGCTCAGAATGATACGGCTCATGGCATTAATCCTTGTAAGTTGCCAGTGCCGCGCGGCGTGCAGTGGTGATACATTTGCCGCGTGGCTTGAAAGGGCCCAAACGCCGGCTAGATCTTAGGGATCGATACCGGCACCGTGCCGGAGCGAGCAATCCGTTGCTCACCCCTGGCGCAACAGCTGCCCAATCTGTGGTGGAAAAGGCAGCAACACCAAAGCTTCCGAGCCTTGGAAAAGCGCGATAAAGAGAGGTGGTTACATGTGGTGTGCCCGCCTATTTTTATCGCGACCCGACAGCGCTGTGGTGGTGTGTGCCGGGAGGAACTGGGCGGCCTTATGGCCGCCTTTTTTCTAATCTAAGCTGCAGCTTTGTGAGGTGCAGATGCATTCAGAAGCCATTCGGCCTCGAACGCGTTGTCTCGCTGCTTTGCAGCTGTCGCTAAAAGAACAGCGTATTTGGTTTCGCCCGTGTAGTCGGTTCGCGGTAGGTAAGCCGCTTGGCGCCATTTGTTCAGCGCCTGATAGCTCCGGTCGCAAACTTTGGCGGCGGCCCCAATGCCGCCCACGGCTTCAAAAGCGAATGCAATGGCGTTCGGAAAATCTTCGGGGTCCAACATGGCAACCTCATTTATCAACTTGTGGTTGATATTATAGATCAACTGACTATTGCGCAATCTTTATGACACTCTCAACCCATGGTTGATAAAAATGCACTCCGCGCAGCTTTTAGCGAGCGCCTACATGAAGCCCTCGACGATGCCGGCATACGTAGCCGGGGTCGTGGTGTGGATATTCATCGTCAGTTGAAAGTCTTGGGTGTGGATAAGACCACACAAGCGATTAGCAAGTGGCTGAACGGAGACGCAATGGCCGAAGCTGACAGCATGGCTGCTCTTTGTTCTTGGTTGGAAGTACGCCGGGAATGGCTGGAATACGGGGTTTTACCGAAACAGCAGACTGGGGAAAGCAATGTTCAGCAACTGTCTGCTGGAGATGGAAGCAACGTCAGTGCAGTAACTCAGCGCTTTGGCAAGGTGCCCTTGATTTCTTGGGTTCAGGCTGGAGCATGGTGTGAGGCGATCTCAAACTTTGAAGGTTGCGACGCAGACTCCTGGCTGTCGTGTCCCGTACAGATTAGCCCCCAAGGATACGCCTTAAAGGTACTCGGGGATTCCATGACGAATCCAGGACCAGGTCGTAGCTATCCTGCGGGATGCATTATTTTTGTAGATCCAGAGGCGGAAACCAAAACTGGAGATAGAGTAATTGCCAGAGTGCCACGCACCAACGAGGCCACGTTTAAGATTTTGGTGGAGGATGCGGGACGACAATTTTTGAGGCCAATTAATCCGCAATATCCAATTATTGATATTACGGAAGAAACTCACATATGTGGAAAAGTAGTTGGCTCTTTCATACCAGAATAAAACCAATAAACTTATTCATCTAATGATAGATAATCCTTCCTTGCTAGATTATAGGGAACACTCCTATTCTCACCAAATGCACCTCCATAAACCTTTTCCAAATCCAACATTGGAAAGTCTTTCTCTCGATGATATTGGAGAACCATAGTTCTATCGACCATAATACCTTCCTTGCCACCGACTACGAATCTCGACTTACTACCTTTGAGCAATTTAATAGGTAAATGCTCAAACATTTTATACTTGATTAGAAGATTCTTGAATCTGCCTTTATCACAGACGCCATCCAAACAATTTATAAACAACAACGCCAATTCTTTTGTTGAAAGCTGCGCACGCAAAATGCTGGCATATTTATTTTTGTTTGCCTTCGAAACTACCGACTCATCATATCTATCAATTAGCTTCAGAACTTGATACAAATTTCTAAAGTAATGACCAACGACATGATTGTGCTCGCTCTGAATAAAACCATATCTATCTAATACTTGCCTTGGAGAAGCAGAACCTTTAGCAAGAAACTTTAAAATCTCATCAAATGCAGCTCTCCCCTCAAATACCGTCACTGCGGCTATTGCAGGAGCAGACTCCTCTTTATAAAGCTCATCAGGAAACGACGAACTTACACTCGCGACGTTCAGAAACTTCTTTATTCCAGAAAGTTTCTTACGGTAGGCATTCTCATCAAGCAGACTTAAGTCAAATTTTATATTATCCGCAATTTTATGATGCAGCTCGAGAGTATTAAAGAAAGTATTTTCGACGGATTGCGTAGTTAAAGCTTCAGCTGTTTTTTCATACTCAACTCGTGACAATCTTAAATCGTGTCGCTGTACAACTATCGTCACAATAAGACCAAGAAATGTAAGGAAGGTCAGTATTGGGTTTAAGACCCCACCAAAGAAGTCACCAAAAATCCCTGCTACGCCCTCATGATTATTTACAAGCCAAACATCCACAACAAACAAAAACAACACCACACAGAGTGCATAAAACATCAAATTAAAGAGCGCCTTGGACAGCACGTTATTTTCTTTTTCATTATTGCTCTCGGAAAGAACCTCCACGAAAGACCCATATGATGCATTCTTATAGTAAATAAACGAATACATCATCTGAGCGAAGGTACTGCAAATTTGAACGAAACCTATTGCCCAAAAAAAAGGGAAGATAAAACCCAAATAATCCATATTTTTGTCCAGTTAACAAAAGCCACGAAACGAAATGGCCATCATCTTACTGAAGATACGGCGATATGACATCAGACACCCACAGAACATGAAGCAACGGCATAAAAACAACCAATAGTTGACATTCATCAACCACTGGTTGATATTTGCCTCACTCTTCCACCACAGAGCGAGGCAACACCATGCACACCACAGCCACCCTGCACGTCCATCCGGCCGCCGCTAACTCCTTCCGCATCTTCGAAATTCGGCGCCTAGCGCGCGAATATGGCTGCTCGTTCGTCACCACCAAGCCGAAGTCGAAAGCCCGTACCGCGCCCACGCCTTTCGATCCAAACGGCGGAGGGCAAGCGGCATGAGCAAGTTCAAACTCAACAACCGCACCCTGCTGTTGCTCAACGCCCAGGTCAACCTGACAGAGACTTTCAACCACGTCCTGCGGTCAGCGCCCAAGCGTGAAGCTTTGCCGTTTCGTCTCAGGGTTGAGCGGGGTACGGCCGACACCGTTTTCGTCGTTGAGATGAACAGCGAACGCCACACGCTGACCTTGAACAACGAAGAAAAAATGCACCTCAAGCTGGCCGATTTCATCGAAGACATCGCCAATGGTCCATTCGACTCGAGCAACACCGGTGACCTGATACACCTGCCTCACGCAAGCCGCGAATACGGCCGGCTTGATACGCGGGACAGACAGCGCGTGTTCGAACGGGTGATCACCGGCGGCAGCTTGAGCCTCGACATGGGCTTCGATCTGCCCCTCCACGTCGCGATCCATCGCACACACACCCGCCCCGGCGTCACCACCATCTTGAGCATCGGCATCAAAAGCCCACGCACCAAGTGCTTCACCGTGTGCGGTTCCGACGTCGAGATCTACAGCAAGGTCGTCGAGTCCATCAACCATTTGGCTGCTGCGGCGACACCTTCCGCACACGCAGCATGAGGGGGCCGCAATGGAACGCACGCTCGCTCAAGCCGCAAACCAACTCAGCCTGACTCGGCCAAAGCTCATCAAATTGATGCGCGAAAAGGGTCTGCTCAATGAACGGAACCTGCCGGCCTACCCCACCCGTGATCGCGACTATCTGCGAATCAAGGACGGTCATTGGTACCACGACCAACTCGGCATGCAGTACAGCCAGTCGACCCGGGTCAAACAACCCGGCATCCGTTGGCTGGCCGAGCAACTGGGATTGGCGCTACCCGCCATCCCGGTAGACACCCGTGAGGTGGCCTAGGGAATACGCCCGCCAGATCATCGCCATGCGGACACGAGAGGAGCGCAACGCCGCGCTCCTCGAAGTGCCCGAACATCTGCGCGAGCTGACCAGAACGCACTGCCTGAACGCATGGAACCACCCGGCCAGAAAACAACGCAAGGAGGCCCAACAAAGCCATGAGTAACACAGCACAGAACCCGCTGCGCCTGCACCCGGCACCGGAGTCAGCCACCGTCGAACTGCTTTACCGCATCTTCGGCGACGTCCTGATCCCGCTGGACAAAGTACGCGAGCAGTACTTCCGCAATCTCAACGAGCAGTCGTTCGTGGCCGAGATCAGCAGCGGCCGAATCCAGCTCCCCATCACCACGCTGGACACAAGCCGCAAGGCGCCGAAGTACGCCCACATCCGGCACGTCGCCTCACTGATCGACATCCGCGCCTTCAAGGCCGACGAAGACATGCAGCGACAGCAAGACGATTCCACCGAGTAACACACACATCGGCTGACACCACCAGCCATCACAATTTCAGGAGCACACCACATGAACGCTACTCAAATCTGCGCATTGATCGGCCTCATCCTTGGCGTAGGCCTCATCTACTGGATCGCTTATCGCAACGGTCAAAAAGATGGGCAACTGGAGGGAGAAGAACACGGCAAGGTAGCCTCCATCGATACTACAAACACCGTCATACGAGAGCTGGAATCAGAATTGCGCTTCATGCGCACCGAAAATTGGCACCTGAACAAGACCTATCAAGCACTGAAAGGGACCGAGGCCAGCCAAAGCACACACGGCATCAACCTTTCCGCCTTGCGTGAACTGGAATCGGAACTGCGCTACCAGCAAGCAGATCAGTGGTACCTGGTAAAAACCATCGAGCAACTCAAGGCAGTCCAGGCATTCGGCGAAGTCGAACGCCAAACCTTAATGGCCGCTGCCGAAAAACTCCGTCTGGCTGCAGACACCTTCCGAGCCATGAGTGCCCGCGAGCAATCCAAGCAAGCGCTCGAACTACGGGAAAGGATTCTGGTCATGATTTCCCTGCTACAGCCAGTAGCGCAGGAGCGTGCCGCATGAACGGGAGGATCAATGACATCGCCGCCCACCGAAACCCGGCTCACGCTACGTCAGCATCTGACGTACCAACTCGCAACCGAACCTCGGAGGAAAGCGGGATGCAAAAGGATCTGCACGAAACCCAATTTAAGACCGCTTTGCTCTGCAAAGAAACCTGCGTCGACACACTAGAAACGAACAGCCTCTGCTGCGCAGCAGCAGGCATTATTGCGCCTTCCAGCACCACCACCGAGGCGCTTACACCCCACGAAAAGCTGCGCGAGGCAACGACACCCAATGCAACGCTAATCGCTCAGAATCGCCCGCCCGCGCAGCCTCTTGAGGGGTATGAGCTCGTATCAGGACTTCAATTTTTCAAGGTACAAGGTTTCAGAGACGATGAGATCGCTCACATGGGACTTAATCTCAGAGAGATCATCAACCGCTCTCTTCCGATCAGTCATACCAGAAACGTTATCAGGGAAGATCAGCTTGATGAACTTCATGACAAGCATACGTACATCGTAAACATGCTTCAAAAACAACACGTCAGAGCTCTTCAAACTCAAAATATTCAGCCGTTCGATTACATCCAGGGAACGGTCGTATACAAACTCCCTAGCCCATCCATACTCGCCGTTGTTCCGGCTACCAATCGGGGACCCAAGAAGTTCCTGAGTCTCCTGAATCAAATTTCGAAATTGGTGGTAGGCCCCCACCACACCCTCTACTTCCGTGATCTCCCTTCTTCTACTTTCATCTTTTTTCATCACCGCCGGAACAATGACTGCAACGAATATTGCGAGAACAGAGCCGACAGCTTGAACCCAACCAGAAGCGTCCTTAGGAAGCCATTCAAGCTTCACCCAATAAGCAATAGAACCAGCCAAAAGCCAGAAAGCAGCCGATCCGAACACCAGATACCAAAGCGCCCAGATACTCCGTTCAATCATCCGATTCTTATCCAACATCACCCATGGCTCCTAGCCATAAAAAAACGAAGCATGACCAGATCCGGCCGCATCGTCCATTTAGGAGGGAAAAGTGAATGAGCTGGCTCTTTTCGCAGGCGCTGGTGGCGGAATACTCGGCGGCCACCTCCTCGGCTGGCGCACCGTCTGCGCCGTTGAGCGTGATGCCTACGCCGCACAGATTCTGGCGCAACGACAAACCGATGGACTGCTCCCGCCTTTCCCCATTTGGTCTGACGTGCGCAGTTTTGACGGACGCCCATGGCGAGGGCTTGTTGACGTGGTTTCGGGAGGATTTACTTGTCAGGACATCTCGGCCGCAGGCAACGGCCTGGGTATCGCCGGCGCCCGCTCCGGACTGTGGCGGCAGATGGCACGCATTACCGATGAGGTACGACCGCGCTACATCGAACTGGAAAACTCACCATTGCTTGTGGGAAGAGGACTTGCCGTGGTGCTCGGTGACCTTGCCGAAATGGGGTATGACGCGCGATGGGGTGTTATCGGAGCGGCTGACTTCGGCGCGCCTCATCAGCGAGATAGGATCTGGCTCATCGCGGAGGATACCAGCCAGACGATGGCCAACGCCGGTGGCCAGCATGGCAAAAGGGTCCTCCCCTGCCGCACTGACACGCCGATCAGGTGCCGACCACTCAAACGATCAATTGGATCACTCAGTGATGGCACTGGATGGTGGCCATCTGAACCCGGAATGGGCCGAGTGGCTGATGGGGTGGCCCATCGGCTGGACCGACTTAAAGCCATTGGCAACGGGCAGGTTCCAGTCGTGGCTGCAAGAGCATTCGAATTGCTGTCCGATGGACGATAACCAGGAGGTCGCGTGAACACCATTTTTCTCTTGATGGCCCAGTATCACGGGCAAGCGGTCATCCCCTTGGATCGCGTGTGTGCCGATTACATGAATCTCACCGTCGAGAAATTCAAACACAAGCGACTTGCCGGGGAGATCGATATTCCCGTCGTCCGCCTTGGGCCTGAAAGTCAAAAGGCTGGGCTCGGCATTCACTTGACTGACCTCGCAGCCTACATTGATCGACAACATCAACGTGCAACGGCGGAGCAGAATCAACTAATGGGGAGGCGCACATGATCAGTCGCATAGCTCCGCCCTTACCTACCAATGGTGTTACCATGCGCGGTCAACAATCTCACGCCGTAACGTGTAAATTCGAGAGCTCAGCGCTTGAGTGCCTGCGGAAAGATCCTAAACAGTACGCCTGCGAATCTAAATTGGAATCAACCATGAACAACCCTGTAGTCATCGATCTCTTCTCTGGTGTCGGTGGCCTTAGCCTTGGAGCCTCTAGAGCTGGCTTCCACGTTGCAGGTGCATTTGAAATTGATAAATATGCAATTGCAACACACAGCATCAATTTCCCACATGCTAACCACGTTCAGGCTGACATAGGTTCATTGACCGGCAAAGAAATCCTCGAACTCTCTGGCTTAAAGCAAGGGATGCTCGACGGACTTATCGGCGGGCCTCCTTGCCAAGGCTTTAGCACTATGGGGAAACGTGATGACACCGATCCTCGTAACCAACTTTTTTATCATTTCTTTAGACTCATTAAAGAAACAAAGCCAAAATTCTTCATCGCCGAGAACGTACCTGGCATTCTTACTGAAAAATACAAAGTGCACGTTCAAACTGCGTTAGACCTAGTGCGCAAAGACTACACCTTACTTGACCCTATCAAAGTCAAAGCTGATCGTTATGGTGCGCCCACTACACGGACGCGAATATTCTTTATAGGATTCAAATCTGAAACACTGAAATACGAACTTAGCGCCGAAATATTTCTACCGCATCCAGAGACTTCTCTGGTTAACGTCAAGTCGGCGCTTGAAGGACTGCCGACTATGATCCGTGCAGACTGGCAAGCGGAAGAGCAGTCCTGGAGAAAAGCGCAACCTCATTCCGACAGTGAATTTCACAAGGCGGTGAACGGAAACATTCCAACAGGTATAGGCTCAGCAAAAGCCATTGAACTGCTTTTTGAAAAACAATTGGTTTCTGGCTGTTTGGGCACACGCCATATACCGGAGGTTGTGAAACGCTTTGCTCGCTTAAAAGCTGGAGAGGTGGACGCCATTTCCAAAGCCAAACGACTTGATCCAAATGGGTTCTGCCCAACATTGAGGGCCGGGACCGGAAGCGACAAAGGTAGCTTCCAAGCTGTGAGGCCGATTCACATGACAGCCCCCCGAGTAATTACTCCACGAGAGGCTGCACGCTTACAGGGTTTCCCTGACTGGTTCCAATTTCATCCAACCAAATGGCACAGCTTCCGCCAGATAGGAAACAGCGTTAGCCCCATCGTGGGCGAACACATCCTGACATCTATATACAGATGTTTATAACACCACTCGTGAATACCAAGGGAAGAGCCTGTAGAAGTTAATAAAATTCTCCATCTCTTCCCCTGCCACCCGCTGGTTGGAACCGGCGTAAAACTGCAGATTGCCATTAATATCCGCTACCGTTGCCCCAGGCAGCATCGATTCAATGTGCACACGCTCCTTTGCGGATAATGCCGGAACACTAATACTTGTTGGAGTCTTGCACGTTTCGTTAAAAAACGTCCAATGCCTCAACCGAGTCTCAGTTAAAAATGGCTCCACTTCGTCCTCTCGCAGAAGAATTCCCGTCATAGTCAGCATTTGTTGTCCATCACTGTATACAAAGGCTGTCAGTGGCTGAACTATCAGTCCTGGATCCCCTTCAAGACCATGCTTCGCTGCAGACATCAGAGCATGCAGTAAAACATTTGGATAATTCTTAGGAGTTACATCATCAGCTGAAACTTGCGCGGGGCTATAACTACTTAGCTTACGCATGATTGCTCGAGCACGATGCTCTCGCAGATCCGAGCCATCACTGGGGTTTCCCAATGATGCGGGATTAGCATTTAGAGTTATCTTAAAAACGTCACCATGCCCAAGCTTTGCCGTCAGCCGCTGAACCTCCGTCAGCTGCGACGTAATGTCAGGAGTTGCATAGTCAAACCAGACGATACTTCCTTCCGCCGAATCGAACTCATAGTCGCTCAAAAACTCATCGCTCGACTCATTCCTAAGCTCTATACAGGAGAGCGGCTTATTGAATTTTTGACGCTGAAAAACATTGGGATCCATCTCAAGCGAGACCATCTTTGATATCCTCAAAGCGGAATGCAGATGCTTAAAATCCTCCAAGAACGGACCACCAAAACCTATATAACTATAGTCTGAAATATTTCTAAAGCGGCCAACGCGCGCAAGTAAATCCACGAACAGATTACGTTCTATCGCCTTATTCTGGCGAAGATGATATGGAATACTCCCCCCTGCACTCATACTTAAATCCTTTTCAAGGCTTCATCAAAGCATTTCGCGCCCACATCACCAGGCAAGGCATCCTCATCATCAAAAAAATGAATGCCAAGTGCTTTAATATCTTGAATTGGACGAGAGAATCGCAGGAATCGATGCTCTTGATTGACGACAGGCATAGGCAATTTCGGTTTGAATTTTTTGCCCTTGATAACACCACGCTGATCCGCGGTCCATTGATCAGCAGGGATGCTATTCATGATACCGGCCGGACTCGTCGAAACCGCAGTTTGACTAAGCTCCGCTCGTTCTCTCGAGGGCCTCTTCCATTTATTCGTGAAAGCAGTAAAGATTTTTGTACCTTCCCGCATGAACTCTTTTACAGCTAGATAAAGGTCTGAATTCCCATCTATACCTCGCTTAGTCGTGGTCACCGGCAACAAAGAAGCATCATTACACTTGAATGTTACTACCCCTGCGATAGAAACAAATTGGGTATGATACTGGGGTACACCCGCCTCACCCCAACCAGTGACTCGCGTCTTATCGGCATATAGCACAACGCGATCATTACAGATTAGAGTCCAGCCTGCCTTTTCAGTCGACGGGCGACCTGCTAGCGACTCCTCCTCCTCCTCATCTGTAGGCAGATCTCTGTAAAAACCTACTGCCAGCGCAATCTCAACGCCTTTATACACACCAGAATAAACGTAAGGCGCAATACCATTACCGGTTGTTAAAGCATTTTGGTTGTAGATAAAACTGGACGTTTGCGGGAAAATTTCTTCACCATTGACGAAAACATTAAACCCCTTCGATATAATATTTCCATAATAAGCGGCAATCGACTTCTTCAAATCATCCACAAAACCTGTCTGGTCCGAAAATAACCGCGACACCCCCTCATCCAGGTCTTCAACCCTTAAACTGGTACCCCTGCTTTCCAATGAGGAATCAGTCACTTCCTCAATAGGTAAATCCCAATCGTCGTCGTCAGCAAGCCACTCAGGGCTAATTACAACCTTGTATGAAGCGTCATTAGCATGCGTCTCGATTATGGAAGAACGCCCAAGCTTGAATATCGCCCGCTTCATCCCGATGCCGTAAACACCAACAGTGGGGACATCACTATCGGTGTCTCTATCGGGGCGACCCAATCGGAAAGCTCTGTTGAGAGCGACGCTCTGAGGTATACCACCGCAATTGTCAATAATCGAAAAAAAATCTTTATCGAAAGTTATTTCAGCCTTAAATCCTACATATGGCTGATCCGAAGCCAATTCATCTTTCTTCTCTCGCATTGCGCCGTCAACACAGTTGTCGAGCAGGTCGAGAATAGAATCCTTTAACTCAATATCCCTCGTAAGCATCTCGACAAAAAAGCGCTTTGCGGGGTGGGCGTTGATTCTACCTGCCATAATAAATCCCTTAAAAAATAACTGTCGCCGACCAACAAATGGTTCCCTTAACCCTGACAGGAAACGCCTTTTACTTTGACAATCTCAGCGCTGGCCCAAAGCCACACTAGCGCGAATCTACAACTTTTCCTAGCCAGCTCCAGCCTGCATACACGTCGCCGCGCCCCCGCAAATGGGTATAACGACGCAGAGAATTCCAGTCCCGATGCCCGGAAACGCTCGAGACCCTGGGAATGTCCCAGTCCATCTCGAACAGGCGGCTCACGCCCTCATGCCGCAGGTCATGGAAATGCAGATCCTCAATGCCCAGAAGAGGGCAGGCACGGGTAAAGGACGCCGACACCGATTTACCGTTGTAGGGAAAAATCTCATCGGCCACTTTTGGCATAGCTTGAACGATCGCCCAAGCTTCATCCGGTAGATGGCACCAGACGTTGTTGCCGATCTTCTGCCCCGGGTTCTTCATGTCTCGCACCAGGACCGCCTGCCGGACACAGTCGAGATCGTCCCAGCGCATCCGGGTGATCTCCTCCTGGCGGCGCGTTGAAAAAATCGCAAAGGCGATCAGCTTCGGCATGTCGATCTGAGCTTTGCGCCGGGTCTGCATTTCAAAGTAATGCCGCATGAGCTTGTCCAGCTCGGCGAGGGTCGGTCGGCGGTTGCGCTCCTTGCTTTTGCTCACCATGCCGAGCTTGCGCAGCACCTTGCGCGCGTCAGGCATGGCTAGAGGATCCACCTCGTAGCCCCACGCCGGTCGGGCCACGGACAGCACCGCGCCCAGGTGCGACAGATCGTTGCCGACCGTCTGCGCCTGGACACCACCGCCCTCCTCGCTCATCCGCCACTGCGCGAATTCCACCAGCTTCTGGCTGCTCAGTGCCGAATCGTCGAGCTCGCCCAACCAGGTGTCCTTGATCGCGTTCAGCGTCGCACGTTTGGTTTTGCCCAGCGGCCGGATCCTTTCGTATTCGGTCAAGTACTGCTCGATCATCTTCCTGATCGTCACGCCCTTGCGGTTCGCGCGCTCGATGGCACCGGGCTCGGCCAGCTCCGTCTCACGGCGCTTGATCCAGGCCTGGGCGACCTGCTTGCGATCGAAGGTCTGGCTTTCCTGATAAACTGTCTTCCCGTCCCGATTTATCCGTATCTGCGCCGTGTAGGCCGTCGAATTGTCCTTGCGCTTGCGTGATGTGATCGTGCCCATTTTCAGTTGCTACATGAGTAATTTCGCTTGCTACATTGTAGCAACCGACCTTAGAAAACAAGGAAAAATGGGTAAAAACCGCTGTATAAAAGATCAGTATCAATGAATTTCGAAAAACCTGAAGAGACTGTTAACACTACCCCATCCCGTTCAGAGCCGTCTCGCCGGTTCAGCGTGGCGCCGATGATGGATTGGACTGACCGTCACTGCCGTTTCTTCCTGCGCCTGCTATCAAAAAACGCCCTGCTCTACACCGAAATGGTCATCACCGGTGCGCTCCTCAACGGCGACCACGAACGTTTCCTGCGCCACAACGAAGCCGAACACCCGCTCGCGCTGCAACTCGGCGGTAGCGTCCCGCTGGACTTGGCGGCCTGCGCGCGCATGGCTCAG